CGTAGTTTGCCTCTGACGGATCATGTTCACGACGATTCTAACCAAGGTCTTTCGTATCTGCGGTCTTCAGACTTACATCTGGAGGCTTGCAGATCGGATGATCAAGGACGAATACGAGCGAGCGATTCGGCAGTCTCGGCGACCAGGGGCGACCTTCAACAAGTCGATCCCCTGGAAGTCGAATGGCAAACCACCGCGTTCTCTTTTAGCTCTCTTAACGAGAGCTTGGAGGAGTATTTCAAAGATCTAGATGATCAGCGAAATTTTACGCGGTGAGTGTGGAGGACATCGTTCTGGGTTCGCTCTCCGAGCAAAGCCCAAGGTTGACCTTCTGGATCAACCCGATCCGTCGCGAGACGGTGTTGGGGAGTTGCGCACCATAAGTGCGTTAATACCAGAGGACCTTGAAGTGGTTCTCTAGCCACGAAAGATAGTGAGATGACAGTAGGGTCAAAGATTGATGACCGCCGTTATACGACACACACCTACGCACTAATCCAACCGCAAGGTTGGTACGTAAACGAGGCGTATCCTCTCACTGGGTTTTACGAAAGTAAGACTTGGTCTGGTACGGACTATCCTCCTGTTAAGCCTGTCTACGAGAAAATCGTTTGGCAGTTGCGAGACGGACGGAAGGTTACCACGCGGAGACGCGTGGATGTGCCAACCCGGCGCAAGTCAGTCGACCATCCTTATAGCATGTCCCTCTATCAATATCATGATGGTCCATTCGGATGGGACCGGTATGAGTACGGCTCGCTCTCAGAGCAAGACGTGCGCACATCGCGATCCCTATGGTCCGACGGATACATCACGGATGGTGTTGAGTGGGACAGCAACGACGACATTGCCGTAATTGGCAAGCTCCGCGAGGCAGTTGCAGGATCGGATTTCAACATGGGAGTATTTCTCGGCGAAGGCCGGGAAGCGCTCATGATGATAGCTGACTCTGCGACGCGCATTCGCAAAAGCTTGACTAAGATAAAGCGTGGAGATGTTGCTGGTGCTGCTAAAGCTCTCGGGGCACATCAACCGGGCAAAGTCCACAAGACTGTGTCTGCGAACTGGCTCCAGCTTCAGTATGGATGGCTTCCGTTGGTCAAGGACGTCTACGGTGCTGCCGAATTCCTCGGTAAGCTCCTAAACTTTCCTATGATCCAGACCTATAAGGTCAGAAAGAAGAAGCCAATTAAAGTAAGCCCGATTGCCGGTACTCCTTTCTTAAAGTTTAAGGGCGAGGGTAATACCCGCGTCCAGATAATTGCGAGACTGGAGGAGGTGAACGTGGCCCAACTAAGCGGCCTGACTGACCCTGCGAGTGTGCTATGGGAATTGACACCCTATAGCTTCGTCGCTGATTGGTTCATCCCAATTGGTAACTATCTCGCAGCCCGTTCTTTGGCTTCGGCCTTGACGGGTACTTTTGTCACCACCAAGACGCGTCGCGTTTTTTGCGCGTACGAAGGGTTGGCTAATACTGATAACGGAATCGTGCGAACAGTGTACACTACCCCCCCAAAGGGGAATTGTGCGCTTATTAACGTGACCCGGACTGTCAGTACGTCACTCAACGTCCCTGTCCCAAGCTTTAAAACCTTGGACAAGGTCGCATCTTGGAAGCACTGCGCTAACGCTGTAGCTCTTCTCGTTCAAAAGGCGTTTTAATCGGCGCCCTAGTCCTTGAGGAGTCCCTTTGTAACTCTCTCATTTGGAGGACTTTATGTCCGCTATCGCTAACCTCGTCATCTTCGACGGGGCTGCAACCCCAGTGTCCCACACGCTCGTGCCAATCAGCGTCACCCGCAAGGATGACAAAGTAGTAGCCGAGTATCGTGAGATGCTGACCACAATTCCGGTGGAAGCTCAAGTTCGCGCAACTCTCACGTTGCAACAGCTTAAGAGCGGAATCTGGAAAGAGGAGTTTCGTGTGGTGGTCCCCGTCATGGAGACCGTGACGAACCAAAATGCAGCTGGTTACACCGCTAGTCCGAAGGTTGCTTACGAGGACTCGAGTATCTTTACTCAGTTCTCACACAAGCGCTCGACGATTACTGGTAGACGCCTCTGCAGGCAGTTGTGCGTGAATGG